ATACTCTGCCTGTTCCAATTTTCGTAAATTACGCCTGCAATCGTTACCCCATCTTTCTGCAAACCAATCGCACTCGACCCTTCCGCAAAGAACTCGCCTGCTATCCTTTTTGCGACCCAATGCCCTATTTCAGCACCTTGAACTATATGCCAGCCCAGCCTTGCTGGTAAACAATGTCCGTCGATGCCCATAAAATAGTAATCCCCTGAGAGGCAGATTTAAACTGAGTCCCCGCGCAATAACCGATTCCTGTCACACCTTGCCAGTTATTAGTAATGACGTTATCTTGCGCCCAATAATCAACATCCCACAGCGCGGTATCCCATTTAGCAGAAATCTGTGGGCTAAAACTAAGCGCCGAGGTTGTATCCTCTAAATCAAAATCCATGTTTAAACCAATGAATATCGACGGCGAACCATTGGTAAATATTGACGGTCTAGCGCGAGTGAAATACTTTTTAACGCCCCGCGCATCAAAATAGTTAAACGCTTGCAATGCGTAAGCATCAATATCACTTACATCATCCGCAAAATTATCATCCCACGCATGAGCAACAAAGCCATTCCCACCCCAATACGGCTCATTGTTGTAGATTGTCCAACAATTAGCGTACTGACCCGTAAAGTTGCACCATGACTTCGTGATGTTGTTCATCACATATTGTTGTTGTTGACCTTCAGCAACAGGAACATTTACAGTCAAAGCATTGTGCTGTGGATCAAAACTTATATCCCAACCAAACGTGCCGCCATACTGTTGCGTTGCAGCAGTAAATGCACCTTGGATTTTGTCTGACAATGCAATTCTAGGGTCTAGTCTGGATGACTGTAGACTCGCAGCAAGTGGATATAAACCGTTGTAAGTGAGAATTAAAATATCCCCGCCGTACTTCATTAGACAACGCTTGCCCACGGGCTTACCGAGCCGCCAAACGCCCACTAGCGCCCATTTTGTAGAGTCTGAGGGATCAGTACCCGACCAGACAATAACCTCGCCATTGGACGTTACAAACACTAAATTATCGTCTACACCATAACCCGCATCAAGCGTCCACGTTGCAACCGAAACAAGATAGCCGCCGAGTTGAGCAACCGAACTCATGTCAATTGCGGCAGCTGCGCCTGAAATACTGAGTGTGGGGAGATACCATGCTTTAAGCGTTGAGGCTTGCGTAAACCACACTTGATTCTTAAAAGTCGTGATGTTGCTCAACGTAGTTGAAGTAACACCAGTAATAACCGGATTTGTCCAAGTCGTGCCGTTGTAGAGTAGTGGTGCGTCTACACCATTGACCGCATAAATGTAGCCGCCAGCCGGAGTTGTGACGTTGACAGATTCCCACTTTGCGTTAGTTAATCCTGTGACCACCGCAGCGCCTACAGCACCGCCAGCTGTGCAGTCGTAAATAGACGTTCCCGCAATAGCAAATAGTTTGTCAGTCGCACCGCTTGAGTACGATAAAAGGGTCTGTACTTGCCCTGTGATGCCTGTTGAATATTGTGTGTATCCACCACGCAACACTACGTTGTTAACCGTAGGAAACAAGTTAGTTAACTGGACAGCATCAAGCGTGTCCATGTTAGCAATGGAATCGCGCACGTTCCAACCGCCGATAGGGGCAGGCAACGATTGAACGCGAGCTGCCGTGCCTTGGATAAGTCGGTTAGGCGCAAGCATTAGTTTGTCCCGTAGCCCGTATCCGGAATGTTATCGTAGCCAATCAGAACTGTGCCTGGGCGTGGTGCAAACGACAAGTTAGCCGCCGACGTATCCTGCGCCCGAACAATCTCAAATTCCTCAATGTAATTTCTAAACATGGAAGTCGTATCAAAGCCTTTAGCCTCGAAATACTTCAGCTTTGTAGCCAATACCATTAACCGATCAGGATAAATACAGGTGTCGGTGTCAGCAGTAAATGAAGTTTTTACTGTGCCTGTTGACGATAACGCCCAACCGTTTGATCTGTACTCGTAGCCTAAAAGCTCGTTGGTTGAAACGCCAGGCCAGATTTGAAAGTATTTCCCTAACAAACGCCACCGAATCCGTGGGCCAGTTGAGATAAACCCTGACAACAGCCATTCCCATTGCTGTGGACTCTCTGGGCCAAGCATCTCCCAATGCTTTGATTTGTCCCAATGGGTGCGTGGCACGGTTGATTCGTAATCTGAAGGTAAAGAATACTTCACCTTTTCAAAAGTAATTGAAGTGCCTGTGTACGTTCCTGTAGCGGGTAAATTGATTGTTACCTGAGTGCCTGAATCAACCGATTCAATGTAAGCCGCATTTGAAATGCCGTTACCTACAACCTGATACGTTGTATCTAGTCCGGCAGTTGATGGAATGTTTGTGATTGTGTATAAATCTTCAACCACATCGCCCGTTGTGACGGTGTATGTCGTAGTGAACGTGTGTTGTTTGGTTAATTCACGCCAGTCATGTTTTCGCAAAAACTCATAACCAGCTGCGTTCATCAGCGCCAAAATTTGAATTACATCTTGGTTGCTGTTTGATGCCACAGCAGTTGGAGTTGATACACCCAATTCGTTGGTAACTTGGGTGACTAGCTGTAGCATCGTGGATGACATTTATTCCTCTTTTCGTGGCCTCCCAACCTTCTTTTCTGACATTTGAGCCACCAAAGCCGCTAACTGCTCTTTGACTTCAGCAAGTTCCGACTTAGTATGTTCAATCTCAGTTTGACTAGAAGATTGGTTTTTAACTGCTAAATAACGCCTAGCCTGCTCTCGCAAACCCACCGCACCCATGCCAATTCTTTGTAACTGGTTATCGGTAGCGGTAGCCACTTGCTCAACGGTCTGAAACTTAAAGATTTGCAATTCTGCCATCTGCATATCATTAAAGTTTTCAGGATCGTCTTGTACCCATTGTTTCAAAGGCACACCAATAACTTCAGCGTTATTGTTTTGCATCTGAAAATGCAACCATTGGCGTGGAAACCTTTGTTTATGATCGTCCCGAACGGGCTGGTCAATAATCGTGGTCTTATCGCCTGGCACGATAATTCTAACAAACGGCTTTTCTTTGTACGGCTCTTTATCGTAAACGTAAAACTCGACGTGTAGGTGAGAATCTGCGTTTGAAATATCGCTGTCTAAAGCCAATTTATGCCCCTGTGATTGAAACCCATGTGGTTGCGGAAGTTGCTGCCAACAGAATTGTTTTTGCTGTTGCCACGGTGACGCTTGTTGCACCTGCGTTGATTGTACTATTGGTATCGTAAGGATAAATAGTAACTGTTTGTCCCGAATCATTACGAACAATGACCTGTGCGCCAACTTCAGTCGGTGACAGTTTTACGCCAGTTGATGCTGCTGAAGTGGTAATCGTGTTATTTACGGCTGAAAGTTGCAAAGCAGTCGCTGCCGTTGTGCCTACAGCAACTAAGCCAACAGCGCCATCGCCACAAATGTTTGCAGCAGATAATGGCGAATTGCCTGAACCTTGAATTCTTGATGGAAATGCCATGATTGTCCTTTAAGTTAATTGCTCATCGCTTTTGCCATTTGGTGCAAAAGCCCATCGCCACACACTTCAATCGTAACATCATCAAAGCCTGCTACGACGTTTTGAAAATCCGTTACTTGCTGTGCCATCCACGGCGCACATTTGTACGTCACATCGTTAATCATAGCGTCAATTACACGATCTGCGTTATTACTTTCTTGCTTATAAGCATGATGCTCGCCATCTCGATAGCTCGAATCCATACCAAACAAGAAAATACGCTTAAACCCTTGTAACTTTGCCAAAATCAACGACAAGATGCCAACAGTTGTAAAGCCGCCCATTAAGTGAACTGGTCGAGCCTTTTCATGCTCAAGCAGATCGTATACGCCAGGCGTATTGGCGTGGACTAGCACCACTTTATACCCTTCCAACGCATCAAATACAGCCTCGTCGCATTGGCTAGAAATGTAAAACGTGGTCAATTGCTGTGGATTCTGAACAAATCTTACGTTTTCAGGTCGAGCGTCAAGCATCACCATTGCGTTTGGGATAATGCCTTGGCTTTGCAGATAATCGTAAGAGCCGTTCATAGCCCATATTTTAGAGCCGTTTTGGTGACGGACTTTCAACTGGTCAATCGTGTCAACCAGACTAGGCCCACCACCAACAAGGCATACGCTGCCTTGGGATGACTCGTCAAAATCAAACCAAGGCAGCGACCTTTTTACGGATCGCTGCACATTGCCCAACAAAACGTCAGGCTCTGTGTTTCCAACTACATCGAGTACAGCTTCAATCATTAAGTGATTTGTGACTGGAGATGTGGACGGTTAATTGTCACGGTGACTGTTGAAGTCGTAGAAGTGACGGTGGTTAAGTTTGCTGAACGTGCAGCTACCAATTGCAAACCAGCACTCGCCAAGACTTTGACACGGCCTGCGGTGGCAGACAGGAACAAAGTGACTTGAGGTGTAACGGTAACAGCAGTCTTTTTAATAACCGCATTGCCTGCAATTTGATACCAACCGTACAGACCTGCGGTGGTTGCCGCCATAGCGACTGCAACTGGAACGTCTTGGACGGCGGTGTTGACAACCAAAGTTGTTTGGTAAGTTGTAGCGTTGTAGCGCACAACAGAACCGACAACAGTTGATGCCACGCCTAACAACAGGATAAATTCACCCTCGCCGTAAGTTGGATCAAAAGCACGAACGATGTTGCCCAACATTGTAGGTGGCGTTGGAATTACTGTGCCGCCTGCGGTTGTAGCGCCAGCGTCCGTTTGATCGATATTTAAAACCCCGATCCGAGGTTCGTCAAATGTATAAGCCATGATGGTTTCCTTTAAGCGATCAGAACGCCGCAAAATTGCGGGCCTGAAGATGTGAGGTTTCCAGCAAAACCAATTAGCTTAACGATCGCGTCTTGGTTGACGGCTTGTCTTTCACCGCCAATTGGCACGAAATTACGATCAGCGTGTGGACGGAACATAATGTACTTAGTGTTCAGAAACCACATATGGTTTGCTGTTGCGGCTGAACCGATACCACCGTCCAGAACTACATCAGATGCCATACCTGCGCCGTAATATTTAAGCGATGCAAAGCCTGCGCCAGCTGACGAATTGCCACCGTCTGTGATGCGTTGGATCGACTGCAACGATTGCAAATACAGCTTGTAATAGTTGTTGTCGCAAACAATCAGATCAGGCTTGTCAGTTCCACGAATCAACTGAACAGCTAGAGCATCCATGTACGATTGGATGTTTGATGCTGAAACAGCAGAGCCGCCGTTGGTCACGCCTGAGTATGAAACAGAACGCCAAAACGTAAAGGTTGCACGGTTGATTCCACCGTAGGTTCCCGACGAACTTACGTCGGGAATTGCGGCCCCGAGTCCGGTTACATTTTTTCCGGAGTTCCCTGTACCGTCTAGGTAAATGTCACCAGAAATACGGTTAGCCAACTGAGCTTCAGCCACGTTCATACGACCATCGAGCAAGTCAATAATTGCTTCTTTACCCGTGTTCTGAATCAT